AGAAGGATAGACCTATAATTAGTAGTAATACTGCTATGCTCATTACAGACATAGCTTTGATAACTGCAAATTTAATCATGTTTCAAAAAATTGCTAATATTCTTAGCATAGTTTCATTTGTAATGGTAGCTTCCATGAGTGGTGGAGCGTACTTTGGTTACAAGTATGTAACTTCAGAACAATTTAAATCAAAAGTTATGAATGAAATTCTTGGTAATGTTCAAGGAATGATGCCAAAAGTATTAGATCAGGAATTACCAAAAGTAACAGGCCCATCAATGCCGATCATTAAATGATTTTTGGATTTTTTAAAAAATTAATTAAATATTATATTGATAAACTTGTGTCCTGGATAAGAATAAAAAAACTACAACTCGAATTAGATGATGAGATAAAAAAATATCATGATGATATGGATGCAAAAATGACAAAACCTAAGATTGTAGAAAAAGGTAAGTTTGGAGAAGATGGTTGGTCTATTTCTATAGGAGATGTAGAAGATGGAGATTCGTGAGATAAAGATACCAGAGATCCCACAGATCAATGTTAATACTTATATCTTTACTCCATTGCCAAATCTGAATGTACCTTTACCAAATATAGATTTACCTGGGTGCGTCAAAACTCATAGAGATGCGAGTGTAAAAAATACACAAATAATTGAAGATGATGTTAATGGAGCGTTTTATAGTTGTCCAGAAGGCAAGATACCCTCTTTCGTTCCAATAAATTATGACAGGAAAAAAATTGAAATTATAGAGCAAAAACAAGAAAAACCTGTAAATAACGCTAATATCCCAGAACCTAAGACACCTGAGATTCCCGATATTCCAAAAGAAAAAGAAACTATAAAAATAGAACCCTGCCCAGGTAAGAAAGATCAGCGAGTTGGAGACTTTCGTAACGAAAAAAGATTAGAACGTGTCATCGGGCATGAAAGAGGTGATGATGGGATTGAGTGCATCACTTTATATGAAGACGTTCCTTTTGTGGATCAATACATCCCAGAACCAAGCACTATTGTTTCTACTGCTGTTATCGGTCTTGTGGCTGCGAGTAGCCCTCTTATTCTCAATATAATAAAACCAGCTATAAAAAATATCGTAAAGAAACTGACAAAGAAGAAAGATAAGGTAGAATAATAATCCGTAGATGAGTTTAATACTCGTGGCTTGTCTACTTTAATTTGTGAGTATGTGGGATAACTTGATTTGCTTTCGGTACTAAATAAACATCTTTACAAATATTAAAGAAAGGACTATCGGTAGTCAGCATTATTCCCTCCTGTTTTAATTTTCCACATTCACGGATTCTTGCTATTTGCCAATCAAGCCTCTTGTTCTCTAGCACTTGTTTCTGTATAGAAATTTGTGTATCAGCAGCAGACTTACATTGATTTTGAAAACCTCTATCTAACGGAATACTGAATGTAGCTGATATTCCAAAGTTCAAAGCATAACTATCTTTATTCGTTCCAGAATAATTTTTTTGATTGAAAAGTACATTACCTGGGTTATCTGGTACACCATCATCATTAGCATCGGTTGGATCGTAGAAAGGTGTTTCATAATAATCCCGATAAGGCTTGAGGTAATTTGCTCCAAAAGTGGTGAATGGGCTAATGGATAGGGTCGGCCCTTGGCATACAATATTTCCTCCATACTGATTAGTTGTCATATTCCCCGTCAAGGTTTGTACAGCCATATTCGTAACCGATCCATTATTTGATTGCGAAACAGCATTAGCTAAAACCTGTGCAGGAGATAGCAGAATTATTGAGAGAACACTGAGGTACTTGTGACTACGCTTGTTGACTCTATATTGCGCTGGATCACGGTGACGTTTGAAACCCCTCCAGGGCCACGGTAGGTTTCCGTGTATTGAAATGCGTTTCCAGAATCTGGATTTGTCAGACTGAATACTGGTTTGTTTTCGTTTGATAGATCTAACCCTGTCCATGTATAACTTTGACCACCTACTGTCCCATTAACATTTGTTGTATTTGGGGCGACTGATCCATCGGTTGAGACACCCAATCCAGTAACAGAATATTCATAAGAATTACCATGATAATCAGTTGAGGTAATGGTTTCTGAGATAGAGGTACTGGTATTTGTGGTACTTGAAACTGTTCCTGTAGTAAAATTTGGGACAACGGGTTGAGATTTAACAGGTATGGCATACAGCAAAAACAACAATAAGAGCTTTTTCATAAATCATCTTATGGTTAGCTCCGTTACAAACTGTCCTGTAACTGTAGAACCTGCATCTCCTTCATGTAATCCTGTAATCCCATGACCTGATGTAATAGAGCCTGCAAAACCATCTCCACTTCCAGCTACAGTTGAAATTACACTCCCGAAATTAGGAACTGTCCCAGCTGTAATTGTTGTATTTTCTGTCCCATTATTGGATGGAATTGTATCTGCTGCTGTATATGACTCAGATAATGACCATGTACTAGCACAATTTGCAGGGGTTTCTCCGCATCCATTTATGGAATAGTCTCCAGCATTTAGAGTGACTGTACCATTACTTACGGTTAAACCTCCAATCTGATCGTTTGTATCACTTGTTCCGATATTGCTGCCAGAGGCACTATATGACGCACCAATTCGTGTGGCCTGTGACATAGCAGCATCTACTTTTACGCTTACGCTCGATGTAAATTTTGAAGTTATATCAGCATAAGCTGGTGCTGATAGCATAAATAAAAAAATAAGTAGTTTTTTCATTTGATACCTACTTTGTTGTTTTTATTATCTACTATAGTATCTTTTTTCTTTTTGATTTGAAATCCTAGACTCGCGGTTGACGCGCTGAAAATACTTGCAATAAATGTCGGGTCAAAATCTACAATTTTCTTGCCAGATGGCGGTTCATAGTATGAAAGGGATAAAAGTGTTGCCGACCATAAAAGTACACAAACTTTGACAATGGTTTCGACTTTGCTTGGTTCTTGATCTTCCATATAAAAAAAGCTGCTTGTGGGTATCTCTAAGCATTGACCACTGCTTAACAAACAGCTATGTGCCAAATGTAGCAATTATTGGTATGTTTGAAAAGTAACACAAAAAAACAATGTCAAAGTTTCTAATTAATCTATTTATCAGGTTCGGCAAGTCGCAGAGTCTACGCAAAGCGTGTTTGTCGCTCTTACGAGACTTGGCAGCCAAGTCAGATAATGACGTTGATGATGCCATCGTCAAGATGATTGAAGAAAAACTCTTTCCAGTAAAATGAAAAAGAAAAAATTTCTTAACATCGAAATAGAAGATGCTCCATTAGAGCTTGAACTGTCAGTAGAACAAAGATGTCGTGATATCTTGGCCTCTGATGATATCTACAGCATCAAACGGTATTGTACTCATTTGGTAAGGCATCAGATGAAGCAGGATGTATTTCTTGCATCTTTACTTGGCCGTCTTGTAGAACTTGAAGCTTTTTCTGCTACACATAAGGTGAGAGAAAATAAAAAAGGATTTATGAAACGCTTCTTTCGTATTCATTAAGTTCTTCTTTTGTAAAATCTTTCACCAATAATTTTTCAATCTTATCAATTTCAAAATTAAACTTCAGGATTGATGTTCTGATGTGTTCAGTTACCCATGCACCGTCTTTATTTACAACCTGAGCTTTATTTCTTTCATTAATAAACACATAATGATCTTGTCCTTTTAACTGGACATCTAATAAATTTTTTTCTAAATTTTTACGTCTGATCTCTTTTAACGCTCTTAGCTTTTTTGACTCACTCATTTTCTAGTTCCGTTATCCTTTTATTTATAGCATCATATCTTACACAATATTCTTTAATTTCCATATTTTCAAACCAGTATTGCCTTTGTAGTTCTGCAAGCTGGTCATAATAATTTTTTATCAGGTCTTTATTTTTCATTTATTTAGAACCTATGTTTACTAACCCTGTCAGCTTTTTTTTCTATAGAATTATGAAAGTGGAAATAATCCAAATAGTGAAAACGTAAATATCCTTTCCAAGGTTGGTACTTAAAACCTAATATTCCATCATTATGTAAATCTCCTCTTCCTCCAGGAGTTTCAAAATCACAAGATTCACAATATATTGAGAGTAAACCACTTGGTTTATCTAAAACAGATGATGATGTACACTTATCATTTTCTATAAATAAACCACATCTTGGACATAAATAATTATTTTCGATTACATCTGATGGATCTCCTGATGCTAAAAAACATCGAGGTTCATAAGCAAATTCACTTTTTTCTGATTCTGTTTTTAATGCTTTTTTAAAAATGTCAAATTTATAATTATTTTTTATGGTTATAGGTTTTATTTCTATCCAATATTCATTACCACTTGGAGTTATAACTAAAAAATCAGGAACATACCAAACATTTTTAATTTGAAACCCTTGATATTCGTAATACCATTTTAATTTTAATGAATCAAAAAACATTGCCCATCTTGCTTCAAGTCTTGATCTAAAATTTATTCCCTTATAAATAGTTGGTATGGGACTAATTGTCATTTTTTTCTCCATAATTCTATGAGAAGTTCTAATTCAGCAACTCTTTTTTTTGCTGCGGCGATTTTTTCGGCTGTTGTCATGGCAATCTTTTATGATTCCAATCTATTTCCATCCATACACCATCATTAGGAGTTTTGGAATAAGGAAACCACTCGTATGATGTATGGTCTCGGTCATCGTAGTAAACCTGACCACTGTAGGGATTTAGAGGTTGGCCGTGTTTGTTTCTTTTTATCATGGTGTATAAAAAAGGGGACTTACATGAACTCTTCCAGGACAATGCCCCAATAACTTAGGCTGGGATTGCTTCTAAATCTCTACTCCTTACAGGTAATGTGAAATTGTCAACATTTACCTCAATAGAAGCTCCACTACTGCCATCTCTTCTTTCAAAAGTTTTTAGTTTGCCAGCACCAACAACTGTGATTTGGTTGCCCTTTTTTACATAATTTGCAATCACATCACCACGATTACCCCATACAGTGCAATCAAATTGAGTGGTTACATCTTGAATATTTGTAAGTAAAGTGAAACTAGTTACTTTTGTTCCTTTTGCAGTTTCTTTCTGCACTGGATCTGAGGCTAAATTGCCAACGGCTGTTACGTTTAACATAATAAAAAAATTAATTAGGGTTGTTTGATTTGTTCTGCCAATCCTCAATATCTTCTCGGTTGTACCGAATAGTGTTATTAAGAATGACAGTCCATTTGGGGCCACTGGGATGACCCTTGCGAGTTTTGGTTCTCCAAAGTCGCACAGTTTGAGGTTTTACACCAAGCTCTTCAGCTAATTGATCTGAGGTTATAAGTTCATTCATGCATCCTCCTTCTCTAGAATAAGTGTCAGTAATCCATCTCTTTGATTTTCACTAATAGCATTAGTTTCATATCGTTTTGAAATGTTTTTCTTTAACAAACCGAGTTTGTCTTTATTGCCTGGTTTATTAATAAAGGCTTCACATTCTTTGATGAACTTATCACTTTCAGATCTATCTATTGGTTGATTACTTGAGATAGTTGATTTACTATCGTCAGGTCTTAACCATGCCTTGTCCTTATCGTATAAAGACAGGCCAAAGGAATCTCCAAACTGCATAAGGCAGCGTTTTCTTGCATCACTCTCTGCTTCTTTAATTGCTGATTCATGCTTATCGCCGATTCCACCCATGCGACCATGACCAGCACCTGTTCCCTCTCTAATAACATTTCCAACGGTAATTCTTACCTTTGCAATGTAAGAAACACACTTGGAATCTTCAGAAACTAAAGATGTCTCTAATGTTTCAGAACTCCAGCCGTCAAAACCAAAGATGCGGTTTGCTTCTTTTATAACGTGCCAGCTTTCAACATAAGCTAATTGTTGACCACCTCCACCACTTCTGAAGGATACATTGTCTTTGTTAATTTTTTGGTTAAGCAGTTTTTTCTGCTCTTCATTAAAACTCATTTTTCTAAAGGGGTTGAAAATGCCCATCGGGGCAGGGATAAAGATTGAACTCCTGTTTTACACCAACTCGGCCAATCATCGAGCAGGCGGCATTCGGCAATCTTATCTAAAGCTTCTCTAGACAGTTTTTGACCTTCTTGCAATGCATCATCATCTAACTCCCATAAACCAACATCAAATGGATATTCAGATTGCACTACAAGAAAGATAAATTTCTTTGCTGATGGAATGCCATTGAGATAATGTTTCGCCTGCAAATGGTAGGAAAAATTTGCTACTGCCTTTGCAAAATCTCTAGGGTTTGCTCCTGTTCTACTGGTTTTTAAATCCACAATAGTTTCTTTATTCAACCAATCAGGTCGGCACTTACAGGTCAAACCAGTAGCCTTGTCATCCCACCAGTATGATTTCTCTGCAATACCAAAACTCAGCAGCTTCTTGGCATGAGGTTCTGCAAATACCGCATCTCTCATTTTGATCGCATTGGCCATATCAGATTCAGTAACAGCAGTCATGCCTTTTTCTTCAGCTTCCTTTGCCTCTTCTTTTCCTTTTTTAGTTGTCCTGGAAGATACTGCAACAAATCTTTTTGTCAGTTCATCAGGCTCTAAAACGGCACAGTGGGTCAATGTTCCCAAAAGCATTGCACTTGTCGGTTTATGTTCTGGCCTGTCAGGATTTAGAAAAGAGTTCCAGTAAGCTTTCGGGCCATGCTTTACCATTGTTTTCTGCATTGATGCTGAAATCGCATTATCAGCATGATAATTTTCGTTTGAAATTTGAATTGATCCTGTTGTCATGGCTCTAAATAAGGTTTGTAGCGGGTAATGATTTCTCTGTGCCTATGAATTAATGAATGACATTGAGAACATACAAGACGTAAATTTTCTGTAGAATCTTCTCCTTCATCTTTGACAGGAATTACATGATGTATTTCAAAAAATAAATTTAATTTTTTTAAAGTATTTTTGTCTCTAAGACATAGTTCACAAAAACCTTGCATATTTTGTGGAATAAACTTTTTAAGTTTTAATCCTGTTTTTTTTCTTTGACCTTCATTTTTTGGCTTTGACACCCAACTTACAAAAGAGTTGCAACTAGGACAAATGGCTTTTGCAAAGTGTTTTGGACCATCATAGGGAATCTGTTCACATAATGTTCCACATCGTTGGCAGTGATACTCTTTAGTCTTTTCGAAATACAAACCAGTTAAAGAATCAAAAACTGGACCTGTTTCAAACATAGAACTCATGAGTCTGTGTACCTTCTTGTGTGTGGACCATACTGCATCATTATCCGAGGCCATGTTTTTAAAATCAGTGCCTTATCCTGTGGCATTGCA